TACAACTACATAAACTGTAGTTAACTTCTGGTCTTCATCATCAATCAGTTTGTTCTTAAGTTTACCCATTAGTCACGCTCCCAGTCATCCTCATCAATGAAGTCTGTCTCATCAAGCTCAAGCTCTAGCTCCTCTAATTCCTCCTCAGTTAACTCATCCTCAGGTTCATAGTAACTATCATTATTGTATCTATTCATTATGCTGCCCTCCCTAGTATATTCTTAATTGCTTCTGCTCTAATCTCGTTTAACTCCTCAGCAATATATGATCCGTCAATATCCCTTATCCAACCATGACCAAACCACTGCTTAACCCTGGGATCAAAGTATAAGTCTATATGATTCTCTCCCCAAATAACTTCTAAGTCTGTATTACCCCTACTAATCTCTTCACCTACTGCCCTCATTACCTGAGCATAACTAGGTTTACGACCATCAAATACAATCTCTTTAATCGGATTACATACGCTCATATTATGCTCTCTTTCTAGAATTAAATTGTTCTACTGCATACGCATGGTTACTAACTTCACGCAATGCATTAAAAGCTATATCTCTTTTAACACTCTCTTCAAAGTTTGTCAAGCTATGACCACCACTCCAGGCAGAATCATTACAAGATACTTCACGCACTAAGAAGTCTATCTTACCCAACACTGTACCTATATACTTCAGGTTATCATTAATATAATCAGTGTAGTGCTTCTGAAAATCTTTTAATTTATCCTGTACTTCCTTGTCTAGTTTAAAGCTATTCATTGATATATCCCTCCTCAATTAAATGTCTAGCAGTACGACCAAACCATCCCTGTAACTGCCATGCCATACCAGTATCTACTAAAGTCTGCCATGCTTCTAAAACCTGGTCTTCACTATCTGCTTCAATAAATCCTTCTGCTAATCCCACTGCCTGATAAGTATCCATCATAATTAATACCTCCTAAGTTAAATACATTCTATCATAAATTCCTGCATTGTCTATAGGGGAAAACCCCTATAGTATCTTACTTCACTGATTGAATTAATCCGTCCTGCATTTTAACTTCAGCAAAAAACTCTCTGCCCTGCCCTGTAATATGCGGACGATTAGCCCCTACTAAGTAACCTGTAGACTGGTATTCAGTACCAAAAATACTCGTCTCAATATACTTTAATCGTTGACCTACACTTGCTTTTAAATCCTTCTTATTTGCGTAATTAAATACTAACATTTTTAATTCTCCTTTGCTTAGTTGATGAGACAAGTATACTACAATCTAATACACTTGTCTATAGGTGTTAACCCTTAGTTGCTATAATCTTGATTACCTTAGCTTTACTACTACCATGAGCGATAAAACCTACAATTACTTTACGCTCTGATTTTTGACACAATGCACAACTCTCACAAGTTACATTGTCTTTTAATTGTGCTGGGCATATTGCCACTGTATTACCTGAAGGGGTTTTAAAGGTGCTTACAGCGTCGCTATGACCTTCTAATACTACAGTAGTGGGATACCCTTCATTGTATGCTTGATCTGCTTCTGTAATGCTTTCAGTACTTGCATTGATTGTAAAACCCTGAGCATTAGCTTGCTTGATAGCTATAGCATTTTGACCTGATCTAGGATAGTGAGTATAAGTAAACCCTCTTTTACCCTGATTAGCTTGTACCAGTGCTTTAAGCTTTACAGTATCGATAATATTGTTTTGACCTGGTAAGTCTCCTGCTTGATTATGTCTCCATAATTGCCCAGGTTTAAACCCTGATACAGTAGTGCAAAACGTATCCCAGTCAGTACCTCGCTCTTCACTGGTTACTTTATTCCAATGCATATTGAGATGATAATCTAGGGCATAACAACCACCTTCTTTAAATGGGCATACAGGCGGGCATGAATGCTTGCTAGTGGTGCTTACTGGTATTTTACCAGTTTTAGTATTGCTAGATTTTAGCGTTAAATGTACTTGCATTTTTATTCACCTTTTTAATAATTGTCATACCTTCATTAAATTGAGCGTAATACCTTGCCTCCTTCAATGTCTTAAATTTAAAGTCTTTCCCATTAATTGTAAATTGGTACATACCCTAACCCTCCATTATCCTATGATTAAAATCTCTATTGTTTTTAAATGTCTAATTCTATCCTGCTTATATTGTGATTCTACAGTATCCCATTTAATTTTATCTAATTCTCTTCCGACTAGATCCCACAATAAAATTCTCTCGTCCCTGGTTAATGCAATATTCATTTTATCTTGAAATTCTCTATCCATGTTAAACCCTCCTGTAGTGTTTTAAGAATACCCTAGTCAACTGGTTTAGTCAACTAGGGCAAACCCTTACTTACTGTTATCCCACTGTAGTCCTGCTAAAATCTTAACTTCGTTGATAAAATCCCTTAGGTGTTCTGTATTGCCTTGCTCTAGAAATAGACCATAAAAACCTTCTGTCTTATTTTCCCAGCGATCAATAAACTGGTCTCTAGTTAATTCAATTTCTCGTCCGAACATGTTAATAAATGGTTTAGTTTGCATTGTATTACCTCCTGTGTTAATGATTAGATAATAACAGAATCCTATGAAATGTCTATAGGTACTTACCCTAGTGCCTGGTGTATTAGAGGGTCACTACTATACTCTCATTCTCTTGATTTGTCAATAGGTATTTTCCCTAATTGACTATATAATTTATTTGTGCATAGGGGGAGGGGGGCTACGCTACAAATTAGTACGTTAGAACCCTACTAAACACCTAAAAAGTAGAATTAAGAAGTGCTTAAAAATTAGGCATATTGCTTAAAAATTAAGCAGATAGTCTTCCTAGTAAAATCAAGGAGTTACATAATAGGGACACAGTCAATAAGACCAGGAAGAAAAGGCTGATGCGGAATACGTGCTAGTTTACTGGGTAGACCCGCTGAAGGAGACGTGCTCCGTAGGCATCATAGTAAAATATTACTTGACAAAATCTCATAAGTATGGTATAATAGTTGTACTAAGGAGAAAAAACGCTCTGTCTTACTCCTAAGTAACAACCATATAAAAAACAAATAATATAAAAACTACTTAGTTAAACTTCTAAGTTATACTTAGAAGAGAAGTAATTTTAAATGTTAGTCTCTACTCACGTAGGAAAAGGCTTAGAAGTGAACTTAGAAGATAAAGAAGATAATTCAGTTATTGTGTCTATACCACGTAGGGGTCGTCCTCCTAAGGCTGTCGTAGAAGCGAAGCGTAAAAGAGGTAAAGTTGGTAGACCCCAGGGTGACACAGGAAGAATACAAGAATTTAAAGCTAGACTCCTGAGTACCACTGGAACAAAGGTAATCGATACTGTCTTAAGGAAAGCCTTAGACGATAGCGATAAAGACCAGGTAGCATGTCTGAAGATGTGCATGGATAGACTTCTACCTGTCTCCCTATTCGAGAAAGATGCTAAGGGTCAGCGGAATGCTGTAACAATTAACATCACTGGTTTAGGTGAGACTAAGGTAGAGGCTGTAGAGACCATCGACATGGTAGATGACGATGAATCTTAATTTCGAGCTCCTTCCCTGGCAAAAGAAAGTATTTAGCGACGATACAAGGTTTAAGGTTATCGTAGCAGGACGACGCTGTGGTAAGAGTAGACTCTCAGCAGTAGCCCTCTTGGTGGAGGGACTGAGATGTCCTCAAGGCTCAGCAGTGATGTATGTAGCCCCTACCCAAGGGCAAGCAAGACAGATTATCTGGGACTTGCTAATGGAGCTGGGTAGAGATGTAATCAGTAACAGTCATGTCAACAACATGGATATCACACTGATAAATGGTGCTAAGATTTATGTACGAGGTAGCGATAGACCTGACACCCTTCGTGGGGTTAGCCTTACTTTCTTGGTATTGGACGAAGTAGCGGATATTAAAAGTGAGACTTGGGAGAAGGTGTTACGTGCAGCGTTATCGGACAAAAAGGGTAAAGCACTCTTTATTGGGACTCCGAAGGGACGCAACTGGTTCTACGATATGTATAACCTGGGGTCTTCTGAAGAAGATGAGGAGTGGAAGAGCTGGCACTTCACGACCAAAGACAATCCGCTTATTGATCCGAAAGAGATTGAAGGAGCTAAAAAGACTTTATCGTCATTCAGTTTTAAGCAGGAATACGAAGCAAGCTTCGACAACGCTGGAACAGATTTATTTAAAGAAGATTGGATACAGTATGGAGAAGAACCCACAGACGGTGTCTACCATATTGCCATAGACTTAGCAGGGTTTACTAATGCAAACTACTCCTCTGCTAGGGCTAAGAAGCTAGATGAATCAGCTATCGCTGTGGTAAAAGTAACAGATGATGGTATCTGGTTTGTAAGAAAGATTGAGCATGGACGCTGGGATGTTAAGGATGCTGCAGCTAGGATTCTAAAGAACATCAGAGAGTTTCAACCAGTGGGTGTAGGAATTGAAAGAGGAACGGTACGTAATGCTGTATTACCTTACCTCAGTGATCTAATGCGATCAAACAACGTCTACGCTCACATACAAGATTTAACGCATGGCGGTAAGCAAAAGACTGAGAGAATCGTCTGGGCATTACAAGGACGCTTCGAGCATGGTAAAGTAGTATTGAATGAAGACGAAGACTGGACAGAGTTTGTAGATCAGCTTCTGATGTTCCCTACGTCTCAAGTACATGATGACTTAGTGGATGCTTTAAGTTATGTTGACCAATTGGCTGTAACGTCATACTTTACAAACCAAGAGGAAGACGAATATGAACCGAGTGACTTTATAACAGGATATTAGATGAGCATAGTTGGTAAATTATTTGGCATAGCAGATAGTTTAATAGATTCTTCTCCTTTAGGTTCTCGAAGAATAACTGAAACTTTATTTGGACAACCTCCTTCTAAAATGCCTGAGATGTTCATTGGTAGGGAAGGTATTAGTAACTTAGGAGCAGAAGGAATGATTGACGCTCCTGCTGCTACAAATCTCTTAGAGAACGCACAGCGTGATTGGTTTAAACTTCCTGCGGATGAATGGAATACAATCTATGGTAAAGAAGCTATAGCATTTGACCCAGTAGCTAACAAAGCAATGCTAGAGATCAGCGACAAGAATGTAGACTTACGTAAAGGTGTAGACCTTAACAAGATCCCTGAGAATGAGATCTTAGCATTCGACGAAGTATTCAAGGCAGATGTGCTAAAGAAAGCTTATCCAGACATTGGAGATGTAACAATCAGCTTTATTGATGATCCTGTGGATTCTCGTTTAGCAGCTTTTTCTCCTAAAGATAATATGATTTTGTTTAATCGCCAGCATTCTGAGTGGAGACAGACAGATACCCCAGTTAAGGTTGCTCTACACGAGATTCAACACTACGTCCAAGGTAAAGAATTATTCACAAGAGGTGAAAGTTTTAAAACAGTTTTAAGAGAGAATCAACTATACACAGACGCACAGGCAGTGCTTGGAACAATGGTTGCTAAATCTCCTGACGATTCTGTGGCTTTTGCTAAGCAATTTAAAAATCTAGGATTTAGTACCGATCAAGTATCTGAGGCAGTCGCTGGATTAATCAAACCAGATGGTTTATCTGCTCGTCGTTCTTTAGAAAAAGCTTTCCGTAGTAAAGAACTAGCTGATAAGTTTATCACCAGAGCTGAGAAGTATCCTAGACTAAGCGGTGCTATTGAAGCAAAAGATATTACTGGCTCAGCTTATCAACAGTCTGTTGCAGATTATATGCGTGTGGCTGGAGAAGTATTCGCTCGTCAGACTGAACAGCGTCGTGGTATGAGTGTAGCAGAGCGTATTGCTAATCCTGCGATGCAAGCAATCGAGACAGACCCTCTAAATCGTAGAGCAGGTATAACCATCGACAACATGACTGCTCCTCGTGCTGCAGACCCCTTTCAGATGCAAGTTCCACAATCAACCATTCCAGGAATTTAAAACATGGCAGAATTTAAAGAAGACCCAGTTACTGAATCTGATAAAGAGTTAGTATCGTTTATTGTTGATCACTGTA